GTGCGGCACTTGAAACAGTTGCGGCATAACCTGTTGTGTTTTGGTTAAGAGTTGAAACATACGCCGCTCCAATTGCTGTACCTTGCCATACACCTGTATCAATTGTGCCAACTGATGTTAGTGATGAGTCTACAACACTTGAATTAAGAACTGTACCAGTCAATAAACCTGCTCCTGCAGTAATTTCAACGTTAGCCGCCGCTGTTAATTGACCTCTTGAGTTAACTGTGAATGTTGCATTATGAGTACCGTTACCATATGATGCGGCTGATACTGCTGTGTCAGTTATTGAGAACTCTGAGCCAGTTAGTGTAAGACCTGCGCCGGCTGTAAATGTACCAGCACCAGAGAACTGTACAAAAACCACTGGATCAGTACCAACTGTTGCTACTGCATCAGTCATTACCCAACCTGTATCATTGTATTGTGTACCTGTTGATACGAATGTGAAATCTCCACCTGCCATTTCAGTTGGTGTGTCAAAATCGTCTGCTCTTGTTAGAACAGTAGACGATGTTTTAACGTAAATACCATTGTTTGCGGCTGTTGATTCATCTTTAACAAGAATTCTTTCTCCATTTGAGAATGATTGACCATCGATTGTGTCAAAGTTTCCAGAAGATGTTGTTAATGTTGCGCCAACTCCTGCTGTTCCGTTATCATAAGTGATTGTACCACCAGTAATAGATGTTAGTGTTCCTGTAGTTGCAACATCACAAGACTTATGTACATGTAAACCTTCTGCAACACTGTCAACATATGCTTTTGTTGCGGCATCTGTTGCGGCTGTTGGTGTTCCTACCTCTGTAATTCTTGCTGAGTTTACGTCAACTGATCCAGCACCTGTTGTTACTAATGAGATAGGTTGATTAGTTCCAATTGCTGTAATTGTTACTCCACCTGTTTTACCAATAATATCATCAGTTACAACGTTTGCTGTTGTATCAACATTACCAGAAGTTGTTACAGAACTTAAAGTTCCTACTGAAGTAATGTTAGGTTGTGCGGCTGTTGTTACAGTACCTGCTGTTGTAGCACTTGATACTGTACCTGTTACATTAGCGCCGACTACGTTTGATAAACCACCTGCATCACCTGTAAACACTCCTGTGTTTGCTGTGATTGCTGAAGCAGTAATTGTACCGTTGACACCTAAACCAGTTAATGTACCTAATGATGTAATGTTTGCTTGTGCGGCTCCTGATACTGTTCCTGCTACTGAAGCAAGAGCAACTGTACCAGAAACGTTTCCACCTGCTACAGCATTTGCTGTTGCGGCAAATGCTACTTCACCAGATACGTTAGCACCTGCTACTGCGTTAGCACTTGTAGCATCTGTGGCTAATGTTGCTAATGCTACTGTTCCGCTTACATTTGCACCTGCTACTGCGTTTGCAGTTGCGGCAAAGTCAACTTCTCCTGTTACATTAGCGCCTGCTACTGCATTTGCTGATGTTGCACTTGTTGCTAATGCGACTGCACCTGATACGTTTCCACCTGCAACTGCGTTTGCTGTTGCGGCATTTGATACTTCTCCTGTTACATTAGCACCAGCAATTGATGTTAAGTTAGCACCGTCTCCTGATACGTATGTGAATACACCGCCTGTACCATTAACGTTACCTGCATCAACATTACCTGTTACAGATAATGAACCTAATGTTCCTACTGAAGTAATGTTAGTTTGTGATGCAGTACCTAAAGTACCATTTAATGTAGTTGCTGTTACAGTTGTTGCTGATAAGACGTTAGTGTCTTTATCAAATGTAAATGTTGAATCTGCTCCGAAGTCCCCGTCATCGTTAAAGATAACTTCTGTATTTGAACCTGCTGGCTGTTGAAAGTCAACTGGTGCTCCGTTTGCATAATAATAGTTGTCTGTTTTAATACCTGCTGTTGCAGTAATATTACCTGTTACGTTTAAGTAACCTGTTGTTGAAATACCCTCAGCATTGTCAGTAGATTCGATCATAAAGATGTTTGCTTTACCTGCTGAACTCCATCTTAATGCACCTGCTTCGTTATCTGCAACTTCCCATGTAATTGGGTTTTCTATAGTTCCGATACTACCTTGTACAAGATACAAAGAATAGTTAGAAACACTAGAACCAGAAGCAAGACCGTATAAACCTACGTTCATACCACTAGCATGTACTCCGGCTGTTGTACCTCGTACACCTACTGCCGCTCCAGTATCATTAGTATCTCCTATGACACCTTGTCCATAAACACCAGTACCTTTGTCTGATCCATTTGTTGCGCCGTATCCGTATACACCGATACCATTGATGCCTGCTGTTGAGTTTGCCGCGGCTTCACCAACAACACCGATGTTATCACCTAATGATGATCCTGTGTTGTCTGCACCGAATATTGCTGTTGCGTTTCCAAAATCTGATGCTGATCCTTCTCCTGCAACGACACTTGATAATGTACCAACACTTGTAATGTTTGGTTGTGCCGCATCAACTACTGTATTTGCTGTTGATGCATGTGTTGCGTTTGCTACTGTGCCTGAGATATTTGCGGCGATTACATTTGATAAACCACCTGCATCACCTATGAATACGTTACCATGAACGTTACCATATGTATTAACTGAGATTACTTCGTCTGCGTTGATAACATCAGCGCCAAAGATAAATTCTCCGGCTGAGTTATCCCAACCCATAAATCCTAGAACTGCACTACCGTCATAATATTGTAATGCTGTACCACGATCTTTACCGTCATCTGCTGTAGGAGCCGCTCCGTTTGGGCCACCTCCCATTGTAATAATTGGATCTTCGACATCGAAAGAACTTACGTTGACGTATGTTAAGTCACCGTTAACTGTTAAATTTCCACCAATGACTCCGTTTCCTGAAATGCTTAAATCTGTACCGCTTAGTGTATTAGTTGCGTTAAGGTTTCCGGCATCTGAATTACCTGTTACTGCTAGTGCTGTTAGGGTACCAACACTTGTGATATTAGTCTGAGAAGCAGTTTGTATTTCACCTGTTAATGCAGTTGCAACGACATTAGTTGCTGATAGGGTATCAGTAGTTTTATCGAATGTAAATGTTGAGTCTGCACCAAAGTCTCCTTCATCATTAAAGATAACTTGCGTATTTGAGCCAGCGGGTTGTTGAAAGTCATAGGGTGCGCCGTTTGCATATAATAAATTATCTGTTAAGACTCTAGTAGCGCCTACGTTACCTGTAACAGTAAGAATACTAGTGGCTTTATCAAACGTTAAGTTTGCATTGCCGCCGATCGCATTGTTATCGTTGAAGAATACCTGCGTATTCGACCCGCCTACTGTAGGGAACGATTCTACCGATCCCGAACTCTTTTTGACTGACAGTACATCTGAGTCACTTAAGAAGATTGTACCTTTTCCCGCAGCCGGGGTGGGGACTGATGCCGCCGTATTTTGTTTTAATATTAACATTTCCTATTACCCTATTATAGTTAAATTTGCCTTTTCGGCATAATTCTATTTATCGTTATTTCCCGTATTGATTTTTAGTCTGGTACATATGTACCCATCAAATTAACACTAGTACTACTATTTTCAGGTGATGCTCTTAACAATACATTAGATCCTGACATTACAGTAGATAATGTTATTAAATCTGCACTTGTTGTCGATATAGAACCGTATACTGTCATTATTGGAGTTACACCATCATGTACTAATAATACTTCAATTGCCTGATAACCTGTGTTATCAGAAACTTTAATTGTATATTTTGCTGATCTGTAAGCAGATGCGGCAAATGTATCAATAGTAGTGTTTGCACTACCTACTGAAACTGCTGTTCTACTACTATACAAATCATCAACAGATAACGTAGTTGAATTTAAGTTATCCGCAGACACGTTACCACGTGCTGTTAATGTTTTACCTGTACCACATATTACAACGTTAGCATTCAAACCAATGTTAACGTCTGTCATATTAGTTGTGAATACACCGGCAGTTGTTGTGCCTGTATCCACAGAAATTGTTCCTTGTCCGGCGCCAGTGCCAAACAGCATTGTGCCAGATGTAGAGATAAAGTTGTTACCTACTACATTACCTGATGCTGTCAATAATCCTGAAGCATCTGCAAATGTTAAATTACCTGATGCACCAAATGACCCATTGTCATTAAACTGTACTTGTGTATCAGATCCGGCTGCCGATTCACCAAAATCAACTGCGGCTCCATTTGCATAATAATAGTTGTCTGTTTTGATACCTAATGGTACAACATTACCTGAACTAGTAATGACGCCTGCAGTAGAAATTGTTGCAACATTGTCACTGCCTGCTAAATTAAATGCAACTCCTGCATTGGCTATAACTTTAATGTTTGAAGTGCCATTTGCAATCATTGATGTATCGACTGCATCAGCGCCTTCTACTGTTAATGTACCGCCTTCTGCGTTAGTAAGTACTAAATTACCACCGTCTTCAGAAATAGTAGAAGTACCAATGTAGATTGTGTTACCAGCAAGATATAAGTTGCTCCAACGATTATCATTAGAACCTAAAGAATATGTATTACTTGCGGCTGGGATAATATCACCGCTAGGGTTAACATTACCCGGTATATCTACATTACCAGAAGTTATATTAAATGTAAACCCTGTATTACCATAGAATGTACCTGAATTATCAAAATAAATCTGTGATGATTCTGCATTTTGAGAAACACCTACTTCGATAAGAATACCCTCTACATCTAATGTTCCGTCAATTTCTATAGGTTGTGAAAATAGACCCTGAAGATTAGCACCGATTGTATATGATTCAGATGCATTAACAATATAGGGCATAACTGCGGCTGAATCAGCCGGGATACCTGCATCACCAAATGAGAGATTACCTGCACCATCTGTTAACAGTGCTTGGTTTGCGGAGCCTCCAGTTATAGTAATATTGCCAACAGCACCTAAATCAGATAGTCCACTACTAACATCTAAGTTAGTAGGTGTAACATTACCTATGTTACTGACTATCTCAACGGGTGTTTCGGCTACCGAAAACCCTCCAACTGAGTTAAAGGATCTAATTCCCATTATTAAATAAACCTATATTGTGTAACCCAAACAGTTGAGTTAGTTGATGTTGGTGTTACCAACAATTCTAAATCACTACCATTTAATCCTACTGCTAATGTACCCGGGCTACCTGTCAAATATGATTGACCATAAACTGAGTAATCAACTGTAGAGCCATCTGTAACTGTCAACACTGAAGCAACACTTACATTACCTGATGTTGAGTCTATACCTTTTACTAAGAATTCAATTCCATTTATTCCTGAAACTGCGAAACTAGCAATTGCTGTTTGTGATGTAGTTGTAGTAGTTACTGTTCCTGCCGCTAGTGTTGAAATTTCACTAGTACCAACATTCAAGTTACCTGCTACATTTGCTGTACCACTTACTTCGACACTTGTTAAAGTACCTACAGAAGTAATGTTAGGCTGTGCCGCTGTATATACAGTACCTGATACGAGTGCATTTGCTACTTGACCTGATACGTTAGCACCTGCTACTGAGTTAGCAGTCGCCGCAAAACTTACTTCACCTGTTACGTTGCCACCTGCTACATTAGATAAGCCGCCACCGTCACCAGTGAATAGACCTGTGTTAGCAGTAAATGCGGGAGCAGTTACAGTAGAACTAACGTCTGCTGTTCCTGTTACTTCAATTCCGCCGTCTGATACAACTACTACGTCTCCAGTACCATTAACACCCATTGTGATGTTACCATCTGAAGCCGCAATATCTACATTAGAAGTACCATTTGAAATACTTGATAAACTTAAACCTGTAATATTTGCGGCTGGGATATTTGATAATCCGAAACCGTCACCATTAAAGATGCCGCCTGTTGAACCAATGTTACCAGATGCAGTTAATGAACTTAAAGTACCGACTGAAGTGATGTTTGGTTGAGCCGCTGTTGTTAGTGAACCTGCGATATCTGTAAACGTACCTGTTGTACCTGCTACATTTCCACCTGTTATGTTACCTGTAGCACTTACAACACCTGCAGTTGTTAAGTTACCACCTGCTACGTTACCGGTTGCTGTTAAACTTGTACCAGTTGCCTCTCCGATATTTGGAGTAGTTAACTGAGCAGAAGTTTTAACAACTACGTTTCCACCTTGAATATCTGTTGTTAAGTTATCAACGTTAACAGAGAATTCAGTGCCAGTTAATGTAAGACCTGCACCTGCTGTGAATGATCCTGCGCCAGAGAACTGAACAAAGTTAACGTCAGAAGTACCAACTGTTGTTACTGGATCTGTCATTACCCATCCAGTGTCGTTATAAATTGTACCTTGTGATACAAATGTAAAGTCACCGCCTGCCATTTCAGTTGGTGTGTCAAAATCGTCTGCTCTTGTTAAGACAGTTGAACTTGTGTATACATAGATACCATTATGTGCTGATGTAGATTCATCTTTGATTAAAATTCTATCATCTGTGCTTAAAGTTATTCCGTCAATTGCTGTTAATGTTGAGCCAGAAATTGTAAGAGTTGCGCCGACACCTGATGCGCCGTTGTCATATGCTACAGTACCACCAGACATTGTTGCCAATGTATCTGTTGATGCTACGACACAAGGCGCATGAACTGCAAGTCCTTGTGCTACGTCATCTACGTACTGCTTAGTAGCGGCGTCAGTTGATGCTGTTGGTGTTCCAACAGATTCGATTCTAAATCCACCTACGTGAACTTGACCAGTACCTGTAGGTCTGATCTCAACGTAATCATCTGATGAACCCGCTGTTAATGTTAGATTACCTGTAGTACCAGTAACAGTTGGAGTAATTATTGCTCCAAAAGTACCTGTACCATTTGCGTCAACGGTACCTGTAATGTCTAATCCTGTTCCACTAACGACAGCAGTTGTGTTTCCTGCAGAAACTAAATCGATGTTGCCATTGTTGTTAACAGTGATGTTTGAGGTACCATCTATTAATGTACCTGTAAAAAATGATGCTGAAACTAAGTTTCCACCTGCTACGTTACCAGCAGTTAAGTTACCTGTTACGTCTACTTGTCCACCTGTGCTAACATTACCTGCTGAAACATTACCTGTGAATGTACCTACACCTGTTGCAATGACATTACCGAGGTCTAAATTACCATTTGTCATTACCATGCCAGTGTCAGTAACATTTGCTGTTAGTGCGCCGTCAACGTTTAATTCGATGTTGCCGTCTGCGACTGCAATACGAACATTTGATGTACCATTTGAAACACCTGATGTGTCAATACCTGTTAATTGAGAACCGTCTCCATAATAATATGAAGCAGTAATGTTACCTGATGTTGTTACTTGACCTGTACCATTTGCAACAAGAACGATATTAGCATCTGTATCTTGACCTGTAATAGTCTGATCAGTTATGTCTAAGTTACCAATCTGTGAGTCAGGTAAGTTGTTAACACCTGTCTTACCGATATATCTATAACCTACGATGTAAAGAACTTTACTGCTTGTTAAGGCTGACGGAATCGTTTCTCCGATAAAGTTGAGAACACCTGATTGATAGTTATAGAAGAACTCACCTGTTCCACCTGAACCCGCCGCAAATATTTGCGTACCAGTTGAAGTAGGGTCTGCAACTCCTGAATCATCTACCCAAACTTGGACTGCATATGTAGCGCCAAATTCTGCTGGAATCCAATAAGTTAAATCAGTTTTCCATGTGGGGTAAACACTGCCTACTGGTACAGTAGTATTATCTGCTGTACATTCAACTGCGTTTGATCCAGTATATGATTGAACAATACTAGCAACGGCTGCCGCTGTTCCTGGTATTTGATCAGCCTGAGTCCATAAAGTATCACCACGATTAAGTAGTGGACTTGCTATTGCCTCGTTACTCGGGCTCTTGTTAGATTCGGTATCAGTTTTAGTGACTCCGAATGCCTGTTTATAAAGTAGGTCGACTTTTTGTGAAATAGGTATACTCATTTTTAGTTACTCGCAGATTCTAGTGATAAGGCTGTTATCGATTGACCGCTTGTTAATGCGATACGAACATAAATTTCATTAGTTGCTGTACTAGATGAACTTACTGTACCGAAAGTAGCAGTCGTTGATTTATTTGTTTGAGAGGATCCTGTTGGTATTACACCGCCTAATGCACAACCGTTTGAACCGTTTCCTCCTGACCCTGTGTTAGCACCGGGAACACCCGATCCTGCATAAGACACCGTCATATCAATCCATCCGTTCTCTGAAGAAGTTGAATCGATTGTTGATCCGGGTAATGCTACCCAGCACCCTGCCAGTGTCCCTGAAAATTTAACATCAAATTTAGAAACTGATGTTCTTATAAATTTAAATGTGAAATATTGTGTTCCTGATCTACCTGCTGACAAGTCAGGTCCTGCTGGTAAGTAACCAGAAGAATAATCTGTCTCGTCATGGCTTAGTAAATCTCCGACAACTGTTGCATCATAAGTCTCTAATGTGCTGTTTTCACTATCAAATACTGTTGCAGTTGCAGAGAATGCTGGTGTGTCTCCTGATCCTGGGTTTTCAATACGTTGTGCTAACCCTGATCCTGAACCGATTGATGAACCAATATATACGTTTGCTTCTTCAATTCTGCTTGAAGAAGATGCAGTACCTGTCTTATAAAGTACTGTGCCTCCAGGAGAGAATGATTGTACTCCTGTTGCATAAGAGTTAAAGACAGAAACTGATGGACCCGATGTACTTGAACCGAATCCTGAAATAATAGAAGATGTAGTTGTAACTGCTTGGCTTCCTGATGCTACGTGTAATTGAGCATCTAGTGGAGTTGTTACTCCAGCAGTTGCATATGTTACACTAGCAGGTGATGCAAAAGCACCGCCTGATGATCCTGTGACAAATGTGTCACTTGTTGGATACATGTTACCTGATAATCTATTAACGTTAAATGCTACAGCAAAATCATTTGTGTTGTTATAGTGAGGAACAGTTGAACTGTATGTATAACTAGGTGCACCTGGTGCTGTAAATGATGTTGATGTAAACTGAGGTGTACCAGGATTCGATGAATCATAGTACCAAGTTTCTTTGTTTGTAGATGTTGTTGCAGTATCATCAATTAATACTTCGTTCCAACCATCTGATACAGAACCCGATGCATCTGCTGTAAAGACTGACCAGAAGCCTGCCGCTACATTTGAATCAACTTCATTATAGTCTACGTTATTTGAGATGATTAGGTTACCATAAGTACCGTCACCGTCAAGTGATGAAGTAAGAGTTCTGCTTCCTGCGGCTGAACCATTAAGTTGAACAGAAACTGTGCCATTGTCACCTGGTCCAGTGTTTGTTATTGCATTAACATTATACGTTGCTGATCTTCTTGTTTTAGATACAGTTGTACCTGCAGCCACTGCCGCTGATCCACCTGCTGTGTTGTCAGGCTGAGTAAAGTTATCTGCCATTCTGTATGAAGATGTGCTTTGAATCGTAATAGACTGACTTCCTGGGAAGTTATCTGGGCTTTCAGGAACTAATTTACCTAAAACTTCATTTAACTGTGCAATCGAATTGGAGACCGATGATGCTGTTGTTAAAGTTAAAGCATTAGATGTTAGATTTCCTTGAGTAGGTGTTCCTAATGCAACATCAATTGCACCAGTAGTACTAGGAACAGTAACTATACCTGATACATTTAATGTACCAGTAATGTTTGCGCCTGTGCCTGTAATGTTTGCAATTAAATTTCCACCTGAATTTAATTCGATATTGCCATCTGATGCTGGTATACGGACATTTGATGTTCCGTTTTGAATGCCTGTCGCATCAATACCTGTTAAGTTAGCACCATCTCCAAAAAATGCTGTTGCTGTGACATTACCTACGACATCTAAGTTAGATGTAGCAGTGTCAAATGTGAGATTCGCACTTGCACCAAAATCCTGATCATCGTTGAACTGGATTTGAGTGTTGGCACCTGCTGGTTCTTGTAAGTCCCAGGGTACGCCGTTTGCGTAATATAAGTTATCGGTTAATACACCCAATGCCGCAATGTTTGCTGTAAACGTTGCACCGTTTGTTGTGATATAACCGTTCGATAAAATTATGTTGGCCGGGGTTTCTCCTACTGAAAATCCCGCAACCGAGTTAAATGCTTTAATTGCCATGGTTTGGTCTCCGTAAACTATAATTGTATTTATATGTTTCTGCAAAAAATAACTGCTATCTAATAGTTTTTTGCAAGTTTTTTATTATTTTTTAAGAGGAATATTCTTCTAATAAAATTTTATAAGTTGTTTCGTTTGTTGTGGCTGGAGTAGCATATAAAACTACTTGAGCATCTCTAAATGCATCTCCCGGCACATAAGTTACTTCAAAATCAGCAAGTAACGATCCTACAGAGATAGTTGCATATTCTACGTAGTTAACTGTTGTTCCATATACTGCTGTTGTTAATTTTGTAGTCTGTCTGGATGAATTTGCAGGATCTGTAGCAACAATAGTATAATCAATTGCTGATACTGTGGCTGCTTCTGTTGCACATATTTCAACTGCTGAAGTAGTTGTTGTTACACCGTTTTTTACTTTAGTAGTTCTAAACGAATATGCTCCTGAACCCACTGTTAAATTATTTGCAACAAACTCTCCTGCCATTGTTGCTTTGTTTAATGTACTGTCATAAACAAAGTTAGCAGAACCGCCAAATGCACCTTGATTGTTAAACTGCATTTGTGTGTTGGCTCCTCCCGGGGTACCACCACCGCCTCCACCTGATTGAATTGTCCAAGAAAGATTACCTGCACCATCTGTGGCTAATACATATCCATTAAGTCCACCGTCAATATGCAAATTTGCAATAGGTAAATTAATATTAGGTGATGTGATCGCATTAATATCTGATGAAACTGTGACATTACTTAACGTACTAAAATTAACAGGGCCTGAAAATGTAGTATCATCTGTAACTGCTAGATTACTAACACCTATATTACCTGTTACAGACAACCCTCCGCTTATCTGTAGGCCAGTTAATGTTCCTACTGATGTAATGTTAGGTTGTGCGCCTGTTGTGACATTGCCGGCATAGTTAGCAAAGTTTGCACTTGCGCCGGCTGATATATCTGCAAATACACCATTAGCATATAAAACTTTATTGTCTTCACCGGTAAGATTTACTGCTGATACGTTTCCGATACCTGTAATATTAGAATATGTTAGATTAGATAGGTTACCTGCTTCACCTGCAATATGAATTGCTGATAGTAAATCATCATCTACATCATATGTAAATCCTGCATCGCCTGCAAATGAACCAGCACTATTGAACTGTACTTGCATATTAGCACCGCCGGGTGATCCGTTTCCGCCCCCGTTGCCTGTTTGGGCTGTCCAACTTAATCCGCCCGCACCGTCTGTTTGTAAAACATATCCGTTTGTTCCACCTAATATTGTTACTTTTTCGGCATCTCCTAATAGTGTATTACCTGTTACTGTAAGATTTTTTGAGATTAATGTTCCAGCACTAGAATCAAATACTAAATTTGGACTAGCACCAAAATTACCATTATTGTTGAATTGAACTTCGGTGTTTGACCCTGCAGGATCACTTGTAAATGCTACCCCGTTAGCAAAAAAGTAATTGTTTGCATAAACACTATTAGATGTTACATTACCCTGTGGATAATTATGATTTGTTACGATATTACCATTAGCGGCTACTACATCAATTGAAGGTAAACCAACTGATAATCCGGTTAATGCATTAAATTTGTCTGCGGCCATGTATAGATTCCATTAATTATATACTGTATTTATACTGATATAATAAAATTTAGTTTGGAAAAAAGAACCCTGTGAGTCTTTTTAATAAATAAAATTATGCTTACAAGACAACCAGCAAGACCAAAATGTAGTAATTGCAACATATCTTTTGCTAAACCAAATGGTGTTAGTAAGCATGGCTTTCAGAAATGGCACAAATACTGTACAGATTGTGCTAAAGCAATCTATAATAAAAAAATACCAATGAAAAATACAATGTGTATTGAGTGTGGATTTGTGCCTGAAGATTTAATTCAGTTAGATATTGCTTATAAAGATTTTGATCCTAATAACAAAGCAAAAGAAAACATATTGACAATCTGTGCTAACTGTAGTAGATTACGCAATAAGAAATTACGAGAGGGTCAAAAACAATTAGAAATGTCAGTAGATTCTACGTTTCGTATTTAATTTCTTCTATCTTGTTGTACCAATGATTATAATAGATTGCAAGTTTTTCTCTGTCATAACCTTTAATATTTAAAATATCATACATTTCTTTAATAGCATCTAATGTTTCGGTTTCAGATTCATACTTTCGTACATCAAAATCATATACAACATTTGGTAATGCTCTCATTTCTGCTATATTATCTTCGTAGTCAACTAGTCTGTCATAAAAAACACTAATTTTAGGATCGTTTTTTGCTCTTTTTTCGACATACCCATGAGGATGAGTAAACAATATAATATTTGCATTCTTCCAAATCTTTTTGATTTCGATAACTTCTGGATTAAAATGTGATGCTATGAAAAATTTGTAATCACCATACGACACATCTTTGACATAATCCCAATATGAAATGCCTCTCCAAGGATCGATATAATCTTTTTTATCAAAACCAAAAAATTTATTATCTGATATGTTAAGATCAGTCCAAAAGACTCCTTTTTGAATTTCATCTATTTGACCTAACAAATAGTTTAATTTATCATCAGGAGACAACTCTCCTCTAAGTTGTGCTTCGGTCATTTCTTTATGACCAAACAATCCATGATCAGACAGACTTAAACAATTAGCCATAAATTTGCCACCTGAATAATTATGGTACCAAATTATAGTTAAGTTGTCTGTTTCTAAGTTACAGTCTTCAGGACGACATCTAGCCATTTAGATTTCTTCGCCTTCTTCCCCTCTACCGTCCCCGTGTCCGTTAAGTTGAGTTAATTGATCTTGCAATTCTTTATAAGTTTCTGCTTCTTCTTCACTAACAACAGGTGGTTCATTAATAGGTTCAATTGTAGGATCAATTTCCCCTGGATTTTCTATTGTGCCTACTTCTCCGATAATTTCTTCTGCTGAAATATTTAAAGGCACTGTTGTAGATGCTTCTTTCTTTTCATAGTCTACTTGTTCTGCAAAATCTTCCCAATAAATAGAGTCTAATTGATCTTCATCATATTTGTCATAACTATCATGCCATCTTCTATTGAACCAGCCTACTTCTGCATAATAAGCCTTACCGATGCTATCAGAATAATCATATTCACAATCTAATTCTTTGCCATCATAGTAAACTCTATCAATAAATTCTCCCATATTAGTTTCAACGACACCATATGTAAATTTATATTTGTCGAATGGTTCGCCTTCTGTTTCTACAAACCAACAACCAAAATTACCTTTTTCAGAACTGTGAAAGTTTAGAACTGGAACGTAATCATCTTTTTCTTTGTCAATATCTTCCCAATCCGGTTCACTATTTTGTGTATATGCTTCTCTACCATAAAGACATGCTACTGGTTCAAAGTTAGTTTCAGTTTCTGAGTAATCGAACTTGTTTTCTTCATTAGTCACTTCGGTAACAACAAATCCGCTGTCTGCATACGCTGAGTTGAGATGTTCTATTTCATCACACTCCCACATATAATACCCTTCGCAAGGAATAGGACCTTCAAAGTCTTCTTCGTCTGCACTTGTACAATGTTCGATTAATTTTTCTTGGTCTTCATTGATCATTGCTTCTACAAATGAATCGTCTACTTCTCCGATTACTGTTTCGCCGCCATATCGACCGGCTTCGATTCTAAAAATTCTTTTTGCCATATGTGTTCTCCAAACTTATCTTAATATTATATAACCATCGGCTAAGATTGTCAAGTATTTACTATAAAAAAGGGCAACCATAAAAAAAGGAAGAGCCTAAAAGACTCTTCCTTAAACTTATTAATAAGTTGATTATATAATAATCGGCTTATTGGAAAGTTAAGTTTTGAACTGCGATTTCACCAACGTAGTCAGCCGCGTTACCGAATGATGATGCAGTGTTAGTTAACTCTACATATCCGTAACGTGTCATAAATGAAACGACTGGTTCGAATGTTGATGGATCTAGTACAACACCACTGCTCATTAATGGAATATATGGGCAGTAGAATGCCGCCGCATCAGTCTCAGATGATCCTTTATATCCAACTAATACTGCTTGAGTATCAGGAGCATATGAATCAACGAAAACACGCATTGCGCCGTTCAACGTACCAACAAACTTAGTGTTAGTAGGTGCTTCAAAAGTACCTTCAGTTGTACGTGCAAATGCTGATGTAGTAGCAGATTGTAATACAGTTAATGCGGCAGAAGAAACAACAGCCCAGTTACCTGCGCCTCTACGTGTTCTTTGTGCAATCAAGTTTGCAACTCTGTTGATTAGAACTGCTAATGCGGCATGTTCGTCACCAACGTAAGTAGCAGTACCTGATACCGCTGCCTGGTTATATGTGAACTCAGTTGCTGCCAATGTTCTAAGAGATAATAAAATCTCCTGATCAATTTCAGCAGTGATTTCTTGTGCTAAAGCGGCCATGATTTCTGCTTCAACATCGATTCCGTGTTGAGACTGAGCATCCTGAGCGGCTTCAAAAGTCCAACGTGCTTGTAACTTACGTGACTTGGCTTCTACAGCCTGTCTTAAGATTTGCACACTGATTTGCTTACCACCATTACCTTCTAAAGTTGCTGTATCAGCACCAGTATAAGAGTTTGCTGTCGCAGTTGCTTGGGCTGTACGTGAGTAAGCCTGTGCAATTTTGAACGGTGATAATGCTTCTTCACCAGCAGTTACAGAAGTAGCGGCTGCTGAATTGTCAGTCAATGACTGAGCATAACGTACACGTAATGTATGAATTTGTCCAACAGGACCAGTCATTGGCTGTACGCCGACTAGTTCGTTAGCAATAACAGTAGGCATAACCCTACGAATTACTGGTAAAATCACACGGTTAAGTGTAGCAATATTTCCTGCAGAGGTACTACCTGCGGTAGCATTCTCATTTAAGAGACCTTTGCGAGTGTTTTCAAGGATTACACCCATTGTTGATCGGCGAGTGCCTTTTAAGCCTTCTAACAGGGCGTCTTTTGTCTCGTCCCAACGGCTTTCTAAGAGTACTTGTGACATGGTTATTTTCTCCTAAATTTCTATGTCTAGTTTATAATTAAAGCCCTGCCAGGCGCTTAAGATCGATAACATTGCTGTCATCTACCTCAACCTCTTGTTCTTTCTTGGCAGATTTATTACCTGTTTGTGCAGTTGAAACAGATTCAGTTAAAGAAGCCTTTTCAGTCCTCTTTTCACTTCCTTCGTTCAATACTGCTGGTAAATACTTATCAAATGCGTTCTTCAGTTTTGGCGTCTGAACACTTTCTAATAAAGATCGCATTACTTGAGCCTTCTCTTTGTTCAAAGATGACACTAAATTGTCTAAAGTCTTTTCACGTTGAGTAGATTCTTTAATAATGTTTACTTCACGTTCTTTCGACTCAATAAGTTCTTGTGCTTTCGCAAGTTGAACCCTTGACTCGGCTAGTTCTTTTTCTTTGTCGTTTAACTCAGAAACAATCTTACGTGTTTCAGCCTTATCATTAAGATAAGTTGTGCTGAATTCACCTGCGAATGTTTCAAAAATCTTACGACCGAAGTTATTCTCCCTAGCAATTTGAATATCTTCCTTAAGTTGTGATAATTCACCTTTCAGATGAGATGATACTGACTTACTCAATCTTGAGGCACTTTCAGAAATAAACTTCTCTTTCAATGCTTCTAATTGTGTACGACCTTCGGCAACTAACTTGACTCGTTGTTCTACCACTGCTTGTCTATCCTGAGCAAATTCTTTGATCTCTCTAGCCAATGCATGAGTGATAAACTTTTGAAGTTTATCTTGGTTTTCCAACTGAACCTTACGGTCTGCACGTAGTTCTTTAATTTCTTCTGCTAACTTAGTTACCATAAAGTTATTAAATTTCTTTGCACTTTCCTTAAGTTTCATTTTCGCTTTTACGCGGTCTTCGTTAATTGCAGTCTTCTCCTCGTGAAATTCTTTAATTTCTTCAGTTAGAGATTCTGTAATCATCTTATCAAGGGCTTCAACCATCACACTTCTGTCATGTTCGTATCGTTGTGCAAACTCATTTCTAAGTTCACCACGAACTTGATCTTTAGCCTCAGTTAATTTAGTTTCCCAAGTGCTTTCTAATTCACCTGCGACATCTTCATTAATAAGACCTGAATCAATTAATGGTTTGATAGCATCTAACATGCTGATTTCCCCTCTGTTTTTAGTCGATTTTTAAGTCTTTGATAAGACGAGTTACCTCGTCCTTCAAAAACCGTTCTACTTGTTTATTGCCTCTTGCTTCTCTTGCAACTTCTAAAACTTTATGTCCGTTGGTCATATTCATAAGACCTTCGTATATTGCTTTAGGGTATGCATTAGGAGCACTTGGTTGGGCAACAATATCTACAGTGATTATTTCAAAATCACTGACTCGGCCATCTAAATCGTTAACGTTTCCGCTACCTCTACTAGATACTCCGAGTTTTACCCCTGACTCTAACATGGTCTGAACTAACTGACCCATTGGAGTCGGTAAAATCTTTAACTTACCATAGCCGTTAGGCCCATCCATCCACATATTAGTAATCATATGTGAAACACGATCTAAGTTAATCTTTAAATCATCTGGATGGTCTACTTCACCTAATACTGAATGACCTTCTTTAATTTGGTCATTCAAGGTGTCTACAGCAGTTTGAATTTCAGAAACGGGGTAAACACGTTCATTGGCGTTTTTTACCCCTCCCTGAATAAAGATCCCTTTCATATAAAGAGTCTTTAAATTAGAATCACCTTCTTTTACCGATTCGACCATCATTTCAGCACGGTCGAATGATAAGTGTTCTTTAAGATACAAAGCCATTTGTATCAGTCCTTAATCTATTACAGATTTAGTATTAGTACCTTCAGCCTGTGACGTTACCGGCTTCGGAGCAGGACTCAATTTAGGTCCTTTATTGTTTCCAGGAACGTTTTGGAATGAAGAAGCACCATCTACGTCTTTAGCAGTCGGAGCAGTACGTCCTTTTTCATCACTACCTTTGTCAAAGTCGACTGGGTGTGAGTCCATTCCTTTTTGACCTGAGTTTGCAGTTACTGGTGACTTAGTATTACTACCGTTGTCTCCCATATGTGCTGTTACTTTAGGAAGATTAATTGCTTCAGCAACTACTTCTTCGTCATCAACAGAAACGTCTACGTCAACTTCTTGGTCTTCAATTTCGTCTTCGATGTCATGCATGTCTGCATCCATCTCGTCATCACGACCTTTTAATTCGTCTTGGTCGGCCATGAGTTCTTCAAACTCGTCTAATAATGTGTCGAGTTTGTCTTCAATTCTTACAACTGCATCTTCTACTTCTTCAGATGAGTTTGCTTCGATGTCTAAAGTAGCATCTACTTCATCATCGCCTTCAATGTCGAAAACTTCTTCTGAATCAACGTCAATTTCTTCTTCAGCATCTTCAGCAACGCCAGATTCTTCTGCTTGGATTTCATCCATCAGATCACCTGCTTGACCACCCATTCCTTCTTCTAGGTCGTCATCGTCTTTCATTTCTTCAGATAATTCTTCTTCCATGATAGACTCGTAGATTTCTTTTGATTTTTCGACAACAATGTTGTGGAACAGTTCTTTCGCCTGTTCTTCGTCTTCATTAATAATGAGATCGATTAATTGTTCAAATTTCTTGTTTTCCATTGTACTTTTCTCCTGATATAATAAAGTATGGCTTTGTAGAGATATTTAGTGCGTAGTTATAAAAAGTGCTATTTAAGTACTACTTTTTTGCGTTTTTGGCAGATTTGAGGCGAAAATAGACAAATCCGTCGATTTTCTTAATAGAGGAAATTAAATACTAGGACCAGCCTCTGGATCTGGTTTTGCCCCGTATTGATTTCTAACTTTAGTTAAATGTTTTGCTTTTTCATAATTTCTAACATCTAACATTTTACGTAGTTTTCTTATTTGACTTAATGTAAGTTTTGTTTTCCTAGATGTTCTCCATATAGGTTTGGAGTTGTCACCTTCAACTTCTTGGTATCCTGGGGTTGCCGCATCAAACATTTCAAATAATTTCATATTAATATTTATTCAAAAAAGTTTTTTTCTTCTAAAAAGGGTTTTAGAACATCATCAAAGTATTTTTGGTGCCCTTCTTTATTAGGATGCACATCTTCTTCTGATATTGTCATGCCAAAAGGTTTGACATATTCATGGATTGCAGGCTTTACTCTGATTGTCTGATCTAATTGTTTATAAAGATATTCTATAATAGGGTGATCTTTACATGCCTCAATATCTTTATACGTATGATCCATATAATATTGTTGATAGAATTTAATACCATGTACTTTACATGTATTCTGTAACATAATCATGTTTTCTAATGCAACATGTAGTGAATTAATGTTGTGTCGATCATATTGTCTGTCTGTTATAGCCTCAGTAAGCATTATATAATCATTAATAAATTTAGGTTCTCTATGATGCCATGCAGAGTGATACCATCCGCCGTTAGGATTGTATTGAACATAATACTCACCGTTCTCATTATTAAAAGGTAAGACTTCAACACCCTCTTTACTGTTCTTTAGATCACAAAATTGTACATGCCAACTGTCTCCGCCTGAAGTGCTCCAGTGTTTTTTAATATCATTGATATAGTCTTGGTTTGTTATGTACCACGTCTTGCGATCATTACCGCTCCAAGAAACAACAACACCTATTTCAGATGGATCAATACCATTGTCTAATGCATCTACAATAGCATTTGTTGTTTTCTTTTGTATGAGTTCTTGACCTTGATGACCCATACCTCTGTGGTCAAATGTTACGTTAGGGTCTAATGATTTGATATGTGATTCTAATACGTAAGGCCATGTCCATGGAGTATAGGCATCTCCAAAACTACAACCACATGTAATAATGTGTTTAAGTTTCACTACACACCTTGAGCAGGGCCAACTTCGCCGGCGCCATCAACTGAGCCGGTTGCTGTACCCGGAGTACCTACTGGACCAGCAACATCCATGTCTCCGAAGTCTTCTAAGTTTTCTTGGTCTTCGATTTCTTCACTAGTGTCCATGTCTGCGTCAAAGTCTCCTGTAGACACTCCAATGTTTCTAAGATCAGAGCCTGATGGATCTGCGTCTTGTGCTTCAGTGTTTTCTTCTGCCCAAAGTTTTTCATTCTTGTTGATTTCTTCTTCTGTTAATCCTAAGAATCTTTCTAGTGCAAAACGTTTAGACATGTAGGGGAATGCTTCCATTGCTCCAAAAGTACCAACTCTTGCAGTATCTAATTCACTTTGACGATAAGCGGCAAAGTTTTGCGGTGGATTAAAAGATAAATCAAACATCTGTGTATCGATGTTGAATCCTCTCCAACGCAAGAATAATTTAAATTCATCGTCAAGTTTTTGACAGATGTAGTTCTGTAGTCTTTCACAGTACTGATTGAATCTAAACTCTTGTATCATAGCAGTACCAACACGACCATCGTTTAGAGGTGTTGTGTTGTCATCAGGACCTGTGGGTAAGTATGAACTAGGTACACGCAGTCCTCTTGCTAATCTATTATTGAAATATTTTAAGTCATCAATTTCACCTAAGTTTTGTCCACCTGGGAGAACTTCGATAGATGATCCTCTACCTTCTGCTGTTACAGGGAAAAAGTAATCTTCATTCATTGATAGTGGATTATATGTAGCATCAACTACAGACTGACCACCATGAATACTTGGAATACGTCTTTGGTGAATTTCGTTTTTAATTCTATCTACGAATGCCATTGCTAAATGACTAGGCATGTTACCTACGTCAATTTTAAACATTCTACGTTCTGGTGCACGTTGTACACGATAGATTAAGATAGCATCTTCTAACAGTTCTTTTTGTTTATATACTTTAAAAATGTTTTCTAAGATTGATTGTCCAAAAGGCCAAAAACGATCTAAGCCTTCTGTTAATGACAAGTGAACAACATGATTAGAATCGATTGCTGATTCTGCTTGTCCTAATGTAAATCTACTACCTGATGTATTGTATGGCATTGATGGGACTGTATAACCGCCTCCACCTGCACCACCACCGCCACCTGTACCACCTAATCCTGTTGTTGGGTTAGCGGCAAAATCTGTGTTTGTTTTTTGTGCAACTGTTAAGTTTTGTAAGTTAATGTTTAAGTCTTTAATAACATACTGCTCAGGAAGTTTACCTTCACTTTCATTGACAATAACTTTAATAACTTTAACCATGTCAACCCAGTAAAGTTTAAAGTTCTCCGGGTCTCTTACAAATACTTGATCTCCATATTTAATGACGTTTCTAAACATCTTAAACATACGAGTATCGAATTCATTTAACTTACACCACTGTTGCAATTGTTTAGATAACAAATCCATTTCATGCGGAGTAGGTTCTTCTTTAAATTCAAAGTTAAAGGGTGTTTTATTGTGATCGTTCTTTTGTGTACTAAATTCTGCAATGATGTCTAAACATGCATTAATTTCAGCATCGACATCCATCATTTCGTATTGATTGTATCTTTCTATTCTGTTAGGATGTCCTGTGTAAACTTCAGGGAGTCTACTCATGTAGTTTTTGTAACCGAAGTCAGTATTTGAATAGCCTTCTTCTGAAGCGCCTACACCGTTCCAAGACCCAGGATTACTGTTGCCTCCCGATATCGGACTTGATACTCCGCTCTTGTTTAAAAATTTCTTTGTATATGCCATGTGGTCTAGGTTCTCTTTAT